TTTAGTTGCTTGAATTCTCTCTCTAATGATGTTTTTTAATCTTTCCTTATAGATTGTATGACTTTCATCTTTTTGTTCTGCCTGCTCCCATTTAAGTTCAACTGTGGGGATTCTATCTTTTGACATATGATGAGCTAAACAGAAATTTCTTAATATAAAAAATGTATAACCTTTTATTTCATTGAAATCATCTTTCAAAGTGCCATCTTTCATCTTTTCAACTATTTTAACCCATGTGTCCTGAATTATATCTTCTTTTAAATGATTAGGTATATAATTACATTCTTTAATTTTATAAACTAATCCATTTAATTGTTTCTGTAATTCATTAACACTTTTCATATATTATTATATTTACCAAAATCAAGTTTATCTTCAATTGAAGAATAATTAACTTCTAAAAATTCTATACTAGTACTAGTATTATTTAATTCTTTTTTTATTATTTCTTTTTCTTTTTCTTTTTTATTTAATTCTTTTCTTAGTGAGGTGGAATCCTCTTGTCTAGTCAGGTGGAATCCTCCTAACTGGTTAGTTGAATTTTCACTCACTAGACCTGTGATTTCCTCCTCACTGATATTATAATAATTTTTAGCTGGAACTCCCCTCTTAACACAAACTATAAATTTATTTTCAATTAAAAATTTAATTGATTGTTTTACTTGCCATTCTGTTAGTCCTAATTCTTCTTGTAATCTATCCTGTTGTTGATAAAACTCCCCTCCAAATACTTTATACCTTAAGTCAATAAAATGTTGTAGAATCAAAGTATTTATGATTCCAATCTTACGGCACATTGTTTTATTCAATGACCAATAGGATGATGATGTTAATTGTTTAATAAATGTCATAATTTTTAAAATTAAAAAACCCCCATTAAAATAAAAGGGACTCCATCCTTAAATTCCAACGAGGGTTGTTTATATAAAATGTTTTTTGATTGGAGTCCTATTAATAAATATAATGATAAAAAGCAAAAGTTTCAACCAAATAAAAAAAAATTTAAACTTTTTGAAAATGTTATATATTTATGATAAAAGAATAGATGAGAAAAACTATTATAGCCTACCTCCTGACTTGCATAGAAGAGATTACAGACGATAAAGAACTAGGGTTGGAGATCTTATCCCTTGAAGATGTAATAGGATCTGAGTTAGAAAAGAATTCTGATTCTTTATTGAATGTATTGTTTATTTACATAATAGTAACTGAGCATGGTTACTTTGATGAAGAACAATTAGGTTTTGAAACAAGAAACCTATATAACGAAATTAAATACTTCTTTGATGAATATACGGAAAGTACTTGAAGAAATAGCAACTGAGGGTTCTATTTATGATGAGGTACTAAACAATGTTCTACATCCACACCTACACTTAAAACCTGAATTGATATCTGAACTAGCCATATCTTTTTTAGAGAACGAGACAAAGGTAAATGAGGTAATCAAAGCAAATTATTTTCTGTACTACTTCATCAGGGCTTGTAAAAATAATATTGCCTCCAACACCAGTCCATTTCATAAGAATGTAAGAATCAAAGACAATATGTTTATAGACAATATGGATATGGAAGATTTGACCGACATTGAATTAAAAATGGAGAAAGAGGAAAAGTATAAGCTCATAGATAGAAATTACACCAAGATCCCTAAAACAATGTTTCAGGACATCCTATGGACACAATACTTTACAGAAGGAAAAACCCATAGGGAGATAGCCAAAGAACTTCATATCAGTCATTGTTTATCATGGCATGAGATTAGAAAAATTAAAGAAGAATTAATAAAAAAGATTAAATCTGATTTGATTCAATAAAACTAATTACCTATCTTTATGTATAACATTTAAACAACAAGATATGTGTAATTTAACAGACAACTTTTATGAGGATTTATTTCTTGACCTCCAATACCAAGAATACATTTACAGAAAACAACAAGAGATAAACCAACAATACGATGAGGTTTTCTCTATTGAACAAAAGGCTTACGACATTCAAGCCGAACAATACTTCAAAGACCTTGAAGAATACAATCAATCACTTTTATTAAAAACAATTTAAAAAAAAAGAAAATGGCTTACGGAAAATCAAGAGAAGAGCAAGAAATTATTGCAAGACAATCACAATTAAAATTAGTGTTAGATTGGGCTACCACTTGTAATAAGTGTTTAACGCTTAAAGAGTTAGTTGGAATTACTAATGTAATGGCAGAGTATGTTGTTGATGGATATAAGAAATCTATTGGCGATAGATTGGATACAATTGAAGATCATTTAGATAATAAAGGGTTTCCAACAAAAGAGTAATCATTATATTTATAGTGATTGGCATCATTAGGGAGGGATCGCAGTTTATTTCTTATCTTGTTGTTCTGAAAAACTCACCCTCCCTTTCTTATTGAAAACGCAAAATTATTTGTTATATTTAATTAAAACAAGACAAATGATTACAAGAGCGTTATATAATAAACTACATTCACTAGCAATAAGACAAAGATTCACAAAAGTAGATGCTGAAGAATTACAAGAAGCTATACGACAAACAATCAATCCAAGATATACTGTATGTTTAAAATGTGCTCAACAACTTAAACATGGTCAAAGAATTATTTTAAATTATTTAGAACAAACACAAGTAATAGAAGACATACCTCAAGTAGTTGAAGAAACAATATTTGAGATGGCAGAACTACCAACACCTGAAGTAGATGAGGTAGAGGCCGATAAAGTAGGTTGTACTAAATGTGGTAGAGCAAAGAAAAACAAAGGATGATAAATCAAATATTTAATGAGGATTGTTTAGACACTATGTCCCGTATGGAAGACGATAGTATTGATTTGATACTTACATCTCCACCATACGACAATATGAGACAATACGGGGGAAATAAGACCTATCACCAACGATTAAATGAAACAGGATTTTCATTTGAGTTTGAGAAAATAGCATCAGAGTTAAAACGAGTTCTAAAACCAGGTGGAGTAATAATGTGGAATATCCAAGATCAAATTATTAAAGGATCAAAGACCGGTAATTCTATGAGACAAGCATTATACTTTATGGATCTTGGGTTAAACCTACACGATCATTTAATATGGGAAAAAACAGGAACACCATTTCCATCCCCATACAGATATAGAAATGTGTGGGAGAATATGTTTATATTTAGTAAGGGAAAACCAACTACATTTAATCCAATAATGATTAAGAATAAAACAGGTGGTCGTATATGGGATAATAGAAGACAACGAAACCACGAGGGAATATTAGAAGAAACAGATAAAATCATCCAAGTTAAAGAGTTTGGAATTGATAAGAATGTATGGTTAATTCCAAATGGTTATTCTAATTCAAAGATGTTTAAAGGTGCCGAATCCCATCCCGCAATATTCCCTGATGAATTAGTAAGAAGACATATAACAACTTGGACTAATGAAGGTGATGTTGTGTATGATCCATTTCTAGGTAGCGCAACAACTACAAGAATAGCCAATGAGTTAAATAGACAATGGATTGGAAGTGAAATGCATAAACCATACTTTGATGTATGTAAAAAAATAATGAATTATGAACCTATCAGCGAAACACAAAGCGTTCTGTGATGAGTATTTATCCAATGGATTAAATGCTACACAAGCATACAAATCTGTTTATAAAACAACCGATAAAGTGGCAGAAGCATCATCGTCTAGATTGTTATTAAATGTTAAGGTTAAAGATTACCTTCAAATAGAGGGACAAAAGACGGCAGAACGACTACAAATAACCAAAGAAGAACTCTTAAATGATTTGGTTGATATCAAAAATAATAATAAAGGAGTAAGAGATGTTACTGCGATAAAAGCCATTGAACTTATAAGTAAGATGAGTGGATTTGATGCCCCAACAAGACAAGAGATTTCTATACAGGAACAACCATTATTACCAGATGATGAATGAGTTACAAACAAACCACAGCCTTAAAGAAGATACGATCCCTCAAGAATAGAATTAAAGTCATACAGGGTGGATCATCAGCAGGTAAGACCATTGCCATCCTTATTCTACTTATAGATCGTTGTATCAAAGAACCAGGTTTAGAAGTATCGGTAGTATCAGAATCAATCCCCCATTTAAGAAGGGGAGCTCTTCGTGATTTTTTAAAAATAATGAAAGAGACTGGTAGATACATCGGTCAAAACTACAACAAGACCTTACTAAGATATGAATTCTCAAATGGATCTTATATGGAGTTCTTCTCAGCAGATGTTGAAGAGAAACTAAGAGGGGGTAGAAGACAAGTGTTGTATATCAATGAGTGTAATTCAATCCAATACGAATCATACCTTCAATTAGCCATTAGAACAAGTAATGAGATTTACCTTGACTACAACCCCTCCACAAAGTTTTGGGTTAACTCAGAAGTCATAGGACAAAAGGATACTGACTTTATTGTACTAACATACAAAGACAATGAGGGATTACCTGATGAGGTTATAAGTATGTTGGAATCAAATAGGGAAAGAGCAAAGACCTCATCGTATTGGGAGAATTGGTGTAAGGTATATCTTGATGGTGAGACAGGAAATATAGAAGGAACAATATTCTCTGATTACGAAATTATAGATAAGATCCCTGAAGATGCCAGATTACTTGGATGGGGAATTGACTTTGGTTTCTCACACGATCCTGCAGCAGTAATTGGTTTATACAAATACAACGATGATATTATAGCCGATGAGGTAATCTATAGGACAGGTCTAATAAACTCTGAACTGGCGTCCCTAATGAAACAATACGATGTATCAGGTGAAGTATTTGCAGATAGTGCAGAGCCTAAATCAATACAAGAGTTACGAAGATTTGGATTTCAAATTAAAGCAGTTGAGAAAGGTAGAGATAGTGTGAATTACGGAATACAGATTTTACAACAAAAACATATATTAGTAACAAGACGATCTAACAATCTCTTGGATGAACTAAGTAAGTACAGTTGGAAAAAGAATAGAGATGGGGGATATGAGAAGACACCAGTTGATTCTAATAACCACGCAATAGATGGACTCAGGTATGTAGCAATGATGAAGTTAGGAGCAAGAAAAGA